ACGAAAACACAGCGAAGGCCATTAACACCAAAATGTATGTAGCAATGACCGCATACGACTATTTATGCAACCTAAACCAAAAGGCTAAAAATGTTTAACGCTACAGCACAACCTACATATTCGACATGGGGCAAAGTACAGGACGCCGAGCAAATTATGGCGGGCGCGTGGCTTGTCAGCACATCAAGTCACGGAGGGCTTATTGTCAGTCCAGAACGCCTCAAAGTCATTCCCAAAGGCTATTTAGACGCATCATTTAATCGACAAGGGCATCAGGGTAATTTTGAGGAAGATTGCGACATGGCTATCCCTTTAGTAGTGTTTGAGCTTGAATACAGGCTTACCCTCGCAGCAAACAACATGAGTGAGGATAAGATCAACGCACGCATGATAAGAGCACACAAGATCCTCAATGAATATATTTTAGACAAAGTAACAACATGAAACCATATTTTGCCAAAACAGGCGCATGGGTTAACTGTGAAAGCATCCGGCACAATGGTTTTTACGCCGTGATGCTCATAGACCCATCGGGCAACATTCACGACCGCATTATGACGGACGACTATCAATCGGCGCTCGAATACCGCAGATCGTTCATACAGATGGCTAAAAATCTATTCAGGGGCTAATCATGTACGAAATACAAACCTTAACGATGCGTAACGGGTATAAAAATCTGTGGCTAAACGATGATGACAACCCAAGAGTTTTCAATACTCATGCGGAAGAAAAAGGCGAACTGCAATACACATTATGCCGTTACGATGCACCAGATTACGAATGCCATTGCATTCTGGAAACAAACTCTCTTGCAGACATACGCAAGGCATTGAAAGGAGCAGCGCAATGAAAACCTACGTAATCTACGGTGAGTACATCCAGAAGGTACACGCCTATGTAGTAGCCAATGACGAGGAAGAGGCGGCAGACAAGGCAGCCACGCTCGATTTTGACGAGTGGGAGCGTGACAACAAGCCCTTAGAAATCGATCAAACAGAATGGGAACTAGAGACAGATTTAGGAGAAGATCAATGCTAACAAAGTTAGCGCAACCAAGCGACTTTTGGACAATCAATATGCAGAAAAGTCTACATAACAGCATAAGGCTAATAATTCTCACACTAAACGTTTAGTGTGACATTTCTTGCTTGATTTGCATAAATATCAGGCGTAATATCACTCATGGGAGAGGTAAAAACTATGTCAGTAGAAACCTACACAGTCGAGCTAAGAGTTGACGCTTACAGATTCGTGAGCGTACAAGCTACGTCCGAGCAGGAGGCTATGGATTTGGCTATTAAAGAACCTGATATTCTTAATACGGGTGACTGGATTATCAACGATATAAAAATCGAAGGGGCACAAATTGAAGAAGATTAAACCCAGGCTTGTATCAAGCAAGCAATTAAAAATGTTTACGCTAGAGCAGGCGGCTATGCGTCCGAATAGCCTAGACATACTCAAACAACCTAGCCGCATGGAAAATACTTTGTATTACCCAGACGGCACAACCAAGTTGGAGAAGAGTCGTGGAAGATAAACTTACGCTTGTCGATGGCAAGCCTTACACATCAGCAGCAGCAACGAGCGTGTTGGCTACTTTTGAGAAGCAAATGGTAGATGGCAATCTTTGGATTCGCCCGAGCAAAGATCCTGAAGTGATTAAGAAGTGGAAGTATTATCAGGAGATGCACCTGAAGGAAGCGTCATGAACAAGGATAAAGACCTACTGTTTAGCGAATGGTACGACAGCTTGGAAGGAGTTAAGTCCCGTGGCTTTGCGTACAAGACGTGGTGCGCAGGTTGGAATGCGACACTCAAGCCCGTGAAGTGTGACTGTATCACTCCAGAACGATGCGAGTTGTACGACCGTTGTTTGAGGGGTGGAAAATGAACCAAGACGAAGCATTCAGAGCGTGGTATGCAGCACTAGACGGTACGATGTGTGAGAGCACTGCTTATTACGCCTGGTCTGCTGCGTGGGAGATGGCGGAAGACAAAGAAAGAAAAGAGTGCGCCGAGCACTACCTTGTCATTATGCGTGGCGCTGTGACAAGTGCGAGAGCCGAGGAACGAGAAGCGTGTGCAGTTAAGTGTGAAGATGAAATGAAAATCCGATTAGCTGAAACAATTAGAGCGAGAACAACATGAACGAACAACCCGAAGCGTGGAGTGCTGGCTGGGTGGCTGCGGGTTCTGCTGCGAGTGACGCTGCCATAGCGCAGAAGGAAACAAAATGAAAACCACACTAAACCAAATCCGTGCGAAGTCACCATGTGCAGACGGCTGGAAAAAACTATTGACCCATTTGGGCAAAACGCAGGCTGATGACGAGGCGATAAGTATCCTCACAATCCTCGACAGCTAAGGATGATGGCACTTGGGTGTGCGAACAATATGATGTGACGCTAGACTTTGAGCAGCAAAAGACGGGGTGCGAGGCGCACTTGTTGCACCCAGACTTAGTGCCTTGGGATTTTAAACCCAGTGACAAGGGTGTGATCTGGCTGACACCAGAAGGTGAAATCAAGAATGGATTGAAAGCACCAGACGTATATTCTAGCCGTGAGATTGTAGCCAATCACAAAGCCTGCGCAAGCCCTGATGAGTTTATCAAGACGCTGCGTATGGACATGGGTGCGGAGATATTTTGATGAGTGTTAAACAATACAAAGTTGTTGTGTCTTATGCTGACGCTGAACACGGGCATACAGGGACAATTTATAAAGCCTCTAACTTTACATACCTTGGCAAGCAAAAGGGTGGTGGGATGAAATATCTATCAGTCTGTAGCGGAATAGAAGCAGCTACAGTAGCGTGGCATGACTTGGGATGGCAGCCGGTTGCGTTTTCAGAAATTGAGAAGTTTCCAAGCCAAGTATTAGCGCATCATTATCCAAATGTGCCTAACTTAGGTGACATGACAAAATTTAAGGAGTGGGACATTGGAGCAATTGACATTCTGGTCGGAGGAACACCCTGCCAAAGTTTCTCAGTCGCAGGGCTTAGAAAAGGAATGCAAGACCCAAGGGGCAACCTCGCCCTCACCTATGTTGGAATTCTTGACCGATTTAAGCCAAAGTGGTTCGTTTGGGAAAACGTACCCGGTGTCCTCAGTAGCAATGGTGGACGGGACTTTGGTTCCTTCCTCGGGGCGGTGGCAGAACTCGGCTACGGGTTCGCCTACAGAGTGCTTGATGCAAAACACTTCGGAATCCCGCAAAGGCGCAGAAGAGTGTTTGTTGTCGGATGTCTTGGAGACTGGAGAAGTGCAGCAGAAGTACTTTTTGAGCCAGAAAGCCTGTGCAGGGATACTAAGACGAGCAGAAAAGAGAGGGAAGACGTTGCCGCCTGCGCTTCAAGCAGCACTAGAGTCAGTGTTAACAACCGCGAAAAATGTTTAACAGGATTTAGGGAAACATCATTTCATCAATATGCTGAAACACCTGTTGCGGGAACCATAAAAGCAAGTGGCGGTGTGCTATCTGGCGGTAGCGAAACCTTTGTAACCCAAGTATTTGAATCACATCCACAAGACTCTCGCATAAAGGAAATGGGCGATATTTGCCAGACTGTTACAAGCCATTGGGATCGTGGTGGTTGTAGTGGTCCTATTGCTCTTGCTGAAAACACGATAGGCAGACAACCCCAAAATGGAGGCAACGGCAACGTGTTTACAGAGTGCGGTCCGATGGATACGCTGAACGCTACTGGTGTGCATGGAGTAGCACAGCCCATCCCTTTAGACCTACGCAACGCAATTAGAGACCCTGAAAAGCACGATGCCATCAACCGTCAGGGCGTGGGAGTTGGTGAGGCTGGCGACCCTGCTTACACGGTTACAACGGCTTGCGTTCATGGTGTGGCGCAGCCAAAGATAGTCCACGGGACACAAGACCCTTGCGTGTCCGACATTGCATTTGCACAAGGCAGGAATAACGGTGGGGAAAATGTGTTGGTGCAACCGATGGCAGTACGCCGCTTAACCCCAATTGAGTGTGAACGATTGCAGGGATTTCCTGACGGATATACAGACATACAACCTAACTGCAAGCCAACGGCCGATGGATCGCGCTACAAGGCTTTAGGTAATAGTATGGCTGTTCCAGTTATGAAATGGATTGGAGAAAGGATCAACAATGCTGCGTGACTATCAACAGCGCACAATAGACCAACTCTACGCTTGGTTCAACGCCAACGCCACGGGTAACCCATGCTTGGTGCTACCGACAGTAATGATTGATTATTTACAAAGTGTGGGGTATTGTGTTATTGTGGGTCTTGGTGCTGAAGATGCAAGGCGCAAGATCAGCCAATTTGTAAAGGAACATCATGAACCCGAAAGACCGTTTCGTCACCATCAGAATGCCGATTGAATTGTTTGAGATTGTAAAGATTAAAGCGTTTGGTGAGACCCGTTCGATAAGCCGTCAAATTATTCATATGTTGAAATTTGCCTTGGAGAAAGAAAATGAGACCAAATAAAGACCTGATGTTTGCAGAATGGTACGACAGCCTTGAGGGTACGAAGTCGCAGGGCTTTGCGTACAAAGCGTGGAGTGCTGGCTGGGTGGCTGCGAGTGCTGCTGCGGGTTCTGCCGCAATTGACGCTGCCCTAGCGCAGCGGAAGGAAACAAAATGAACACAACACTAAACCAAATCCGTGATGAATCACCCTGCGCGGAGGGCTGGAAAAAACTATTGACCCATTTGGGCAAAACGCAGGCTGATGACGAGGCGTTGTCAATCATAACAATCCTCGACAGCAACGGCCTCGACGATGCTCTCTGGTGCCTGCGGGCGGTCACGGGCCATGACCGAGAGATTCGGCTTTACGCGGTGTGGTGTGCTAGGCAAGTGCAGCATCTCATGACGGATAAACGAAGCCTCGACGCACTTGATGTAGCAGAAAGATACGCAAACGGG